CGAATTTAGTTGTTTTAGATTATATTGGAATTACATTGCCACCAATGAATAGAGGAGCATTAACTTAATAAATAAAAATATGAAAAATTTAACTAAATACAGAATGCTTTACGAAGATGGAAGCTGGTGCGAAACCTTTGATTTAAAAGAAGCAGAAGCAAATATAAACTACGAAGTAATTGAATACGAAGTAGAAGATGAAGTTTACGAAAATGCAAAATTAATTCATGGAAACGTTATATTATAAACAAACAATATGAACACGCAAAGACAAGTATTTGAAAAATTAGCAAAGCAAAAGTTAGGTGCTAAAGACAAACAAAATTTAGGTGCTATTGAAGATGCCATTAGAGAAGTACAAGATAATCTTAATGCTAAGGCAAATGAAATATCTACTCTTGTTAATGACTTTAATGCAGAAATAAAAAATTCACAAAGTAAAGCATTGGCATTAGCAGAAGAATTGCAAACTGCAATTCAACAAGCTGGGATGTCATTCAACGATGCAGAAGCAGAGTATAAAGAAATGGCAAAAGAATTACTAGATTTAGGGATACCGTTTAATGATATATTTCCAGAAATTGGAACTGAATATAGTGATTTATATGATATAGCAGATAATCTAATTTTTAATTTAGGCAATTAATCAATAAATAAACAAATGAAGAACACAGAAATTTTAAATCGCATTAATGCGTTACTTAACAGAAAAGTTAAGTTAGAACAAATGACTTTAGAGAACGGAACTGTAGTTGAAGCAGATAGCTTTGCAGTAGGACAACCTATTTTTGCTATCGATGGCGAAAACAAAAAAGAACTTGAAGTTGGAGAATATCTTATGGCAGATGGTTCCACTTTATATGTAACTGAAATTGGTAAAATCGGAGAGATTGAATTACCAGAAGCAGAAACAGAAGTTGAAGCAGAAAAAAAGAAAGAAGTTGAAATGGCAGACGTTCCAGCTACACTAGAAGAAATTTTGACTGCAGTAGTAGATGCTATCCAACCAAAGTTAGATGAACTACAAGCTAAAATCGATGCTTTAAGTGGAGGTCAAACTGAAATGAAAGAAACGCTTTCAACAACTTCGGCTAGAAAACCATTGACACACAAACCTACTGAACTTAAAAAAGCAAAAGTAGAAGTAAATTCAACAGACGTACAAGCAATAATTTTCGCAAAATTAGCTAACAACAACTAAAGATGGCAATTACTCTAAACGGAACAGTAAACGCATTACCAGTAGATAGATTACCAGCTGGTTATACACCGCCAACTGTAACTGCAATTAACGATTTTCATTATAGATATGATGTTGTAGTTCCTTTAGTATTTTCTACTACTGCGACTTCAACTGCAAGTGCTACAATGACTGCAATCGTTACTGCTACAAATACTGCGGTAAGTGCAATTTTATCGGCAGACTTTTTAAGTACTGCGACTGTAACTGCTTATGCGGTTATAAACGAACTAACAACTAATTTGGCATTGCCTACACCTACAAGTACAACGTATTTATTGAGTGGAACAACTCCAAGTTATTTAGTATCGGTAACGATATTCGTAAAAGCATTATAAAAATAATAATTAAATAAAAAAAAACAAAATGGCAAATTCAATTTCAAATCAAGTAGTTAGAGAAAGAAAAATATCTACTACATTAACAACAACACAAACTTTATCTGAGGCAAATAGTTCAAGAGACTATAATATTGCAACAGACGCATTAGTAATCACTTTACCAGCTATTTCATCTGATAATATCGGATTAGAATTCACATTCAGAAATACTGGAGCAGATGCTAATAACATTATCACTTTGTCTCCAGCTTCAACAGATGCTTTCATTGGTGGTTTCCCTTTCGTAACTGGTTCAACTGCATCTATGAACAGAGCAAGTGGAGTAGTAAACAAAGATTTTATCAACACAAAAGCTACTACTAAAAGAGGAGATTTTGTTGTAATCAAAGCGGTTGCAGTAGGTGCTTGGTACATTCAATGCGGTCAAGGAGTTTGGGTATCAGAAGCATAATTAATAATATAAAAAAATAACATAAAATGAAAAATTTAAGAAGCACAAAATTAAGTACTATAAACAACATTAATACTACTTACGCTGGGGAGTTCGCTGGGAATTACATTAACGCTGCAATTTTATCTGCAAACACTATTGCAAATGGTGGTGTAACTGTAAGACCAAATGTAAAATTCAAAGAAGTAGTTAAGACCTTAACTTCATCTAACATTATTCAAGATGCAACTTGCGACTTTGATGATACTGGAATTGTAACTCTTGCAGAGAAAGTATTAACAGTAAGTGAGAAACAAGTTAACTTGCAACTTTGTAAAACTCCGTTCCAATCGGATTGGGATGCAGTTCAAATGGGTTATTCAGCATTCGATGTAATGCCAACAACATTCTCTGATTTCTTCATCGGTAAAATCTTGAAAGACGTTGCTTTGAATACAGAAAATTTCCTTTGGAATGTAACTAATGGTTTCCCAAAATTATTAGTTGACGATGGAGCAATTAAAGAAACTTCTGCATCAGTTGACAGTACTACTGTTATTGCACAATTGAAAGCGGTTGTAGCAAAATGTCCTACTGCAATTTATGGTAGAGAAGACTTAAGATTATTTGTATCTCAAAAAGTTGCTAAAGCATACGTATCTGCATTAGGAGGTTTCGGAGCAAGTGGATTGGGTTCTAATGGTTTCGCAAATCAAGGTTCAATGTGGTATGCAAACGGAACTGCATTAACTTTCGAGGGTATTCAATTATTCGTTGCAAACGGATTAAATGTAGTAGATAGTGGAAACTCTATGGTACTTACTACAATTGAAAATTTATACTTCGGTTGTGGTTTGTTAGACGACCAAAACCTTGTTAAAACAATTGATATGGCTGACATCGATGGTTCTAAAAACGTAAGATTTATTATGCGTTGGACACAAGGTCTTCAAGTAGGATTTGGTGCTGATTCAGTAGTATTCTCATCATTGTAATATTAAAGGGGATGGAAACATCCCTTTTAAAGTATTAATTTTTAAAATATATAACTATGGCTTGTTTAATGGCAACGGGGCGTAAATTAGCTTGTAAAGATGCCGTAGGTGGTATCCAAACAATCTACTTCGCAGACTATGGTACTTTAGGTACTGCTACAATTGGTGCAACTGGATATGTAACTGCATTCGCAAGTTCTACATACAATTTATATCAATACGATGTAAAATCTGCATCGGGATTGGAGCAAACAATAAATTCAAGTGATGATAATGGAACTACTTTTTTTGAACAAGCATTGACACTTGTTTTGACTAAACTTGATCCGTTAACACAAGTAGAATTACAAAAAGTAATTGCTACACGACCTCACGTTTTTATCAAAGATAACAACGGAAACTACCTATCAGTAGGTATGACAAGAGGAACTACAATAACTGGTACTATTTCAACTGGAGTAGCATTGGGAGATTTGAATGGTTACTCTTTAACTATTACTGGGCAAGAACCTTTGATGGCACAATTTATTACTGCATCTTTGGTAACTTCAAGAATAGCTGGGGGAGCAACACCAACTCAAATTACACCAGCATAATTTACATCTTGGACGATGATTGGATTGAGGTTTCTCGGTCGGAAACGGTATTGTTTATTCAATACCGTTTTTTTTTATGCAAAATTCATAAATTATTGCGTTATATTAATATGATAGTACTTACAACAGCAGAAGCACAATGGATATATATAATTCCAACTCGTCAATTTGATGAAGATTTGAATGATATATATGTGGATATTATAGATGAAACTACAAAACAAGAATATGTTAATATTCCTATATCTGCATTTACTATTGGAGATTTATTTGAGATTGATTTTATGACATTAGACTTTTTAAAAGAAAATACATTTTACACTTTAAAGGTTTATTTTGGTGCAACAAATGAAGTTATTTACAAAGATAGAATGTTTTGCACAGACCAACCATTATATGGTACATATTCAATAAACAATGGGGAATATATTTTACCTACGATAAATAATAATACATACATCACAATATGAGAACAAAAAAGATAGTTCCTAAAGAAGCAGAGAAAAAAGCAATTGGAGGAATTGGAGTTGTATCATTAGCTACATATACTTCGCCAAAGGTAGTAGAAGTTAGAAATCAAGATTGGATTGACTACGGAGAAGATAACGACTACTTTGGTTATCTACAAGATAGGATAAATGGTTCGCCAACAAATAATGCTATCATAAATGGTATCTCTCAAATGATATTTGGGAAAGGACTTGATGCTACTGACAGTTTATTGAAACCAGAAGACTATGCACAAGCAATGTTATTATTTGATGATGATACTACCGAGCGATTGGTTAATGATTTGAAAGGTATGGGGCAGTGTGCAATTCAAGTTGTATATTCTATTGACCGAGCAAGAGTATTAGAATGTAACCATTTCCCAGTGGAAACTTTAAGAAGTGGTAAATGCAATGAAGATGGTGATGTAGAATTTTACTACTATTCAGAAGATTGGCAAAAAGTAACCAAAACAAATAAACCACTACAAATACCAGCTTTTGGCACAAGTAAAGAAAATGAAGAAATATTTTACATCAAACCTTACAAAACTGGCTTCTACTATTACAGTCCAGTAGATTATCAAGGTGGATTACAATATTGCGAACTTGAAGAAGAAATATCAAACTATCATTTGAATAACATAATGAATGGTTTAGCACCATCTATGCTTATCAATTTCAATAACGGTACACCTACTGAAGATGAGCAAAGAGAAACAGAAAGAAAAATTCAAGCGAAGTTTAGCGGTACTTCAAACGCTGGTAGATTTATCTTATCTTTCAACGACTCAAATAACTACGGAGCAACTATAACTCCAGTTCAACTTTCTGATGCTCACAATCAATACCAATTCCTTTCAGACGAGAGTATGCGTAAGATTATGGTAGCACACCGAGTTATATCTCCAATGCTTTTAGGAATTAAAGACCAAACGGGATTTGGGAATAATGCGGAAGAATTACAGACTGCATCTATCTTGATGGATAACACAGTTATCAGACCATTTCAGAACTTGTTGATTAAAAACTTCAATACTATTTTAGCATACAATAACATTTCTCTTGATTTGTATTTTAAGACCTTACAACCACTTGAATTTAATGATTTGAGTAATGCGGTTACCAAAGAACAAATCGAGCAAGAAACGGGGCAAAAAACACTAAATTCAGACGTTCCATCTTTGGATACAGATTTGGGTAAAGCTATTTTAGAAAATCTTAAAGGAGAAAAATTAAGTTCTGACGAATGGATGCTTGTAGATATTCGACCAGCAACCGATAAAGAAGATGAGTTTAATGCTATGTTCAAATATAAAATGAGTTTAGCATCTGTAATACCGAGTACTGGAGATATGGAAAGCATACAAGACAATCCGTTATTCAGAATTAGATACGAGTATGTAGGCAATCAAAATCCCGAGAGAGAATTTTGCCAAAAAATGATGTCGGCTGGGTTGCTTTATCGTTATGAAGACTTAGATAAAGAAGCAAGTTACAATGCTGGTTTCGGAATTAAAGGAGCATCTAATTACAATCTATTCCTTTACAAAGGCGGTGTTAATTGCAAACATTGGTGGATGAGAAAAATATATTATAAAAAGTCTGATTTGGAAGTATCTGTAAATGATGCTCGAAGAATTATAAAAGAACTTTTACCGAGTATGAGAAGTGAGTTTGAATTACCTACAAATCCAATTGAGGTAGCACAAATAGCGAGTGAATATAACGATTTTTGGAGATACAACGGATAACCTATGGCAACTACACTTTTTATCACACCGAATGACCTAAAGCAGAATACAATCCTAAATGGAAATGTAGATACTGATATGTTCATTCAGTTCATTAAGATAGCACAACAAATGCATCTTCAAAATTATTTAGGTACAAAATTGTACGATTCAATAACTTTAAAAATTAATACTTCAACATTAACTGGAGATTATTTAGATTTGGTAAATGATTATATCCAGCCAATGTTAATACATTTTGCAATGGTAGATTATCTTCCATTCGCAAATTATCAAATCAGAAACGGAGGAGTTTTCAAACATAGAAGCGAAAATAGTGAAAGTACAACACGAGAAGAATTGGATATTTTAGTTCAAAAACATCGTACATTTTCAGATTTTTATGCCAAAAGATTTGTAGATTATATGGGAATTTATGCTTCAAATATGTTTCCAGAGTACTGGACAAATAGGGATGCTGATATGTTTCCAGACAGAAATCCGAATCCGACGGGTTGGGTACTGTAATTAATTTAAAGCATATTTTAAGCATTTTAAACAATTATAATCGGACAGTACATTAGTTGTTGTTTTTGTAAAAAAATTAAAAAATCCTATAGCAATGATAGATAGAGAAGCTAAAAAAAATAATAGTAAATCTGACGATTTGAAGTCAGAAAATGAAAAAAAGACGTATCAAATTAAAAATAGTAATATTCAAAAAATGAATGAATATTTAAAAAAGCAAGAAAAAAATGACACAAGAAAACATTAAACTAATAGCGGTAAACACAACAGTATTCGGATTGTCATTTACAAGTATTGAAAATACGATGAGAATATTTTTATTGATCCTTTCAATAATTTATACTTCGATAATGATTTACAAATTAATAACAAAAAAAGAAAATGGAAATAAGTAAACATTTGAGTTTTGAAGAATGTACGCATTCTGATACTGCTGACAAGCTGGGGATAAAAAACAATAACCCAAACTTGCATCAGATAGATAATATGAAATTATTAGCTGAAAGCGTATTTGAACCACTTAGGGAGCATTTTAAGAAGCCAATTAATGTAAGTAGTGTATTTCGTTCTTTAGCATTAAATCAAGCCTTAAAAGGCAGTATTACCAGTCAGCATTGTAGCGGTCAAGCGATGGATATTGACAGTACTACTCCGAGCAACAAAGAAATATTTGATTTTATAAAAAAGAACTTAAAGTTTGACCAGCTTATATGGGAATTTGGAAATTCTAAAAACCCCGATTGGGTTCACGTATCGTACATCGATGGCAAGAATAGAAATCAAATTTTAAAAGCAAGTAAACTAAACGGAAAAACAATTTATGAAATTCTTAAATAAAATAGAAATGAAAGATTTAGAAAAAATACCAACGCCAATTGTAGAATTATTAGATGCTGGGGCAAATGCATATTCTGAAAGTTTGGCAACTACAAACGCTGGGAGAGTATTGAGATTTATCAGCAGATTTATAAAGCCATCAACAGTAATTAAATTATTTGCACATAAGTTCTCAAATAAATAGTTTGACAACCAAACTGGGTTAATTTAACCTACATTTGCGGAATCAAATATCATAATTGGTATTCTGTTTCATTGATGAATAAAATAATGCTTTAAACCGCTTAAAACAGATTAGGCGGTTTTTTGTTCACACACACGTTATATATATTTAATAATATAATATATAATAATATATATATAATATAATATTAATAATATATATATAATAACACTAAAACAATTATGAAAGAAAAAAAATGTAAAGTTTGTTTAGACAAATTTACTCCAGTACAATTTGCACAAATAGTTTGTAATTACAAATGTGCAATACAACATTCTAAAAATCTAAAACAACAAAAAGAGCAAAGAGAATGGAAAGTAGAGAAAGCAGTTTTAAAGGACAAATTAAAAACACTCGGACAATTTGAAGCAGATGCAAAGAAGTCTTTTCAAAAGTGGGTAAGAATGAGAGATATTACTATGCCTTGCATAAGTTGTGGAGTATCAGAAACAGATTTATTCGATGGCGGTCATTATTTTAAAGCAGAATTATTTAGCGGATTGATATTTGATGAGAGGAATTGCCACAAGCAATGTAGGAAATGTAATAGATTTTTAAATGGAAATGAACTACAATATAGAACTGGTTTAATTTCAAGATATGGAATTGATTTTGTTTCAAATTTAGAAAATGATTCAATAACTAAAAGAGAATATAAGTTTACAAGAGAAGAACTAATTGCAAAAAAAATGCAATATGATATAAAAATAAAAGAATTTAAGTTATAATTTAAATATTAATTATATATTTGCAAAGTAATTATACTCATAATTTATATGTTTTTAGTGAAACAAAAAATTTGCCCTATGTTTTCGACATAAGGCATTTTTTTTTGCTTTTTTTTTGTTTAAAAGTTTTTTTATTAAAAAATTGTTTTTAAGTTTGTCCCGTTGAAATGGTTTAAATGGAAGTAATTTTAAACTAAAAGTGGTGATTTTCTGCGAATAATTAGTCAAGAACAGACTTAAAAAATCGAACTGTGAGCAACAGTCTGCCTAAAGAGCGAAATGTTCCACGAACCCAAATAGGTAGTATGTGCGAGACAGAGGGATTAAAAGCCTTATTTGTCGGTTTTCAGTATGAGTAGTACTGGGCTGGGAAGATAAAGATGTATATGGATATTTAGCCATACTGATGAGTCACAGAATGACGAAACACTAAAAATTAAAATTATGACAAGAGTTATTGCATTAAGAAATGGAGTTTCTGTAGGGAATTCTATTGTTAAAGAAAATTTAAACAAAACACAAAAAACTTTATTATTAGTCTATGGTGGTAGAGTAGACGCTTATGGTAATGTAGTTGCCACTTCTACCAGCGGAGTAAAATGGGAGTTTCAATTAAAATCTATAAATTAATAATTATGAAATACTTTTTACAGAATAAGAAACCTCAAATGACCTTTGCTTTCGTAGTACTGGTTTATTTCATTTCACAAGTATCAAGAATACAATTTTAATAATAATCACTAAAACAAAAATTATGAACAAGAATTTAGGAATTTTAATCGGGTTGGGTTTAGATTTAAACTTATTTTACAGTATGTCTATTTCAGAATATGAAATATCACTACAAGCAGACAGAAGCGTTAAATTAGAAAACTATTTAGTTTCTAAGGGTTTTGTAAAGTGGGATTATTTATATTCGGATGTAGATAGTCATTCTGAATACAAATTTGAGGGTTTAAAAGTTAGAGTAACTTTAATTTCAAAAAAGAAATAAGATGAAAAAGTTTGAACTAAAAACTATACAAACAGATTTCCCTAACGTAAAAATTAGGGAAAGTTTTGATGCTATCGATATGATTAGAAGATTTTATGGAGACGATATCGAGCAATACGAGAGTTGCTTTATATTACTTCTAAATAATGCTAATAGCACAGTTGGATATGCTAAGATTAGTCAAGGAGGTATTACTGGAACAGTAGTAGATGTGAGACTGATAGCAAAGTATGCTATTGAGAGTTTAGCAACTGGAGTTATTTTAGCACATAATCATCCGAGTGGAAATATAAAGCAAAGTGATGCTGATGTTAATATTACTAAAAAGGTTAGTGTTGCTTTGAAATTATTTGACATAACTTTGATAGACAGTTTTATACTAACC